CATCCTATGCCTCCTCTAATTGTTTATTTCTAAGCATATCAAACATTTCATTAATATTAGATTCTGTTGCCTGGTGACCTTTTGCCTCTAGAGCATCAATAACTAATGGCATCAAATACTCTCTGGTCATAAGCAATTGATTATTTTCTGTATCAAGCGAACAGCCTTTTTCAACGGGTATGATTTTTTTCGTCATCTTTTTGTTTTCCTTTTGTTCATACTACATTGTAGCACATCTTGGTAATGCGTCAACCTATCTAGGTGTTGTAAAAATGCAACACTTTCTCTGTGCATACTAGACATATTCTAAAGTTTCGGGGTTCAAATATTCTATTTTCGCATTCATTCTACGCAATACAGTTGTTAGCGTCTGTGGATTATATTGCAGTGTATGACTATTCTCACCAGTCAACCTAGTATATGTCTTGGCTATCCTTTCACCAAATCTTTTTGCGTGAGCTACACCCTCCTTGTCCAATTGATTGTAAAGACCTTTTAATGCTGGCATCGGGGGTAGCTCTGTCACCAAAGCACACAAACTCTGTCTTGAACCTATCTGACCCAACTGCACTGTGATATAATTGAAACCAACTGATTTCCAATACTGCTGATTCACAGAGCCTGAAATTCGAGCATAACTCAAATGTATCTGTGTGGCATCATATTCTTGTATGCACTTGTGATAGATCCTTTTTGCCAAACCAAAACCTCTGAATTCTGGCTTCACATAAACATTTTCAATTCGCGAATCAGTGCCAACCTCCACACAATTCGCTAGGGCTGTCAATTGCATTATGGTGACCCAACCAACTGTTTTATCACCAATCTTTACCAAATAATCGTCGCCTATTAAATTGGGTAAGATAGTGGCAGTTGACACATCGCCTCTTTCTCCATTTAGCCAATCACCGGATGCCTCATAATCTTTGTAAAACCCAGCAACCATTTCACGCCATTCATCTATATTCTCGCCAATTGGTTCAAATCTAAATGTTGCGTCCGCTTGTTGTGTGAACGGATAGTCTTTGTTTGTGTTTTTTTCTAACATTGTTCTCCCTTGTGTTGTGTTGCTCATATTAAATTATAGCATATATGGTAAATGCGTCAACCAGGCAAAAAGTCGCATAAAATGGGGGTTTTTAGTGGGTATTACACTCTGTGCGTGTGTGTTTTTGGCAGATCACAGAATCTAGGATGTATGGTGCTGTGTGTTTTGATGTAATTCCATTTCATTATGTGTCCCAGTTTGTTGACGGTGACATCGGGATACATTTTGAGGAACTGTTCACGGGCTGTTTGGTATGCTGTGTTTCTACCTGTTTTGCCAAACAGACTGCTGGGTTGGCTCTTTTCTTTCAGCACGATGTTGTTCAATCTCATCACACAACCTCCCCCTAGCCAATGTTCAAATCCCCAAATGCTGTCTTCCAATGCTGGTATGTGAGTGTGCTGTTGAATCAGTCTACTGCGACGATGCCATACCAATTTGCCTGTGGGGAATGTTTCTCTCTCCAATCTCCAGTGTGTGCTGTAGATGGGCTGACTGAGTGTGTGTTGCAGACGTATGACTGTGGGATTGAGTGGCACCACTATGTTGATGTGACGGGGTATCTTGGCCAGCACTTGGTCCGTGTGCTTGAGGAAATATTCTGTGTCTCCCCATCTGGTGTCCAGTATCACATCATCGTCACACATACACAGCCATTCTTGATCTGACTGATAAAATGCCTGCAACATACGATTTCTGCCCACCCCAGGTGGTTGATCCGTGTTGTTGAATTCTGTGACTTGCCATCCTTGCTGTTGCCACCATTCTGCTTGTGATGTTCTTGAGTCAGTGGTTAGTAGGTGAATGTGTTGGCTCATATGCGTGTGTGGGAGGCTGAGTCATTTGAAGTATATGGCAACACAATAGACGACGTCAGCCTCCAAGGGGAACTGTTTGTAAAAACAGCACATCACTGAACTGTCTCTTATAAGTCAAATCCCTAAGGAGTGTGATAGTGTCAGTGACACAGTTATTTACATCAACTCACAAAAAGGTTGACCCATTGTGGTGTGTTCATATATACTTGTGACATAGGCAACAATCAAGGCACACACAGACACAGCACAGCGGAGCACTCAACAGCAAGAACGCGACAGTCAACAGGCAAATTCATTATGGCACAACGGGTATTCACAAACACCACCGCGTGATGTAAAAAAAGCGATGCTAGAGGTTGGTATAATCCTCCCGTGAAACAATGCATCTGGATGACGAGAGTTCAACTCACATAAAGTCACCACCTGGCAACAGGTGGACTCTGAGCAATTAATCTACATAAAGTCTAACTACTTCAAAGAGAAAGACAACGGGCGACAGTCCGTTGTGAGTGAGTGTCAACTCACTCCTCATCCAATTGTAATACCATCCAAGTGAGGTGTTTCTGAAAGTATGTGGGCCAACGGATTGAACACATCCAACCAACTCCTGATCTTGTGTTCAAATATGATCTGATATCTTGCCATAATTCATTTTGTTGTATCTGGGGCACATACTGTTCGTGATCAATCTCGACCACGTGATAGTTTTGGTATACCCATATGCGATCCACGATCCTGATCAACACAGTGCCTGCGTCATCATATTGATGTGCGTCCAGTGAGGCACGATATAATATTTCCTTATATGATTTTGAGTCTTCTCTGATCACGTCTTTCCAATTTGTATGTGCGTGTTCGGGGTGATCGTGTCAAAACAAATCCACAGGTGTGCTGATTGGGACAAGGACGATGAACTCCCCTGCCTGATGTTGAGACTTTTTTGTATCGAGAACACCTCCAGTGGCCATATTTGAGGACCTCCTGTTGGAAGTTCTTCACTGTTATGATGTGGCTACTGCGGAATCGTCGTTGGTGTATCTCCAACTGCTACCATTGTGATAGATGGGTTTGTTCTTGGTAGAACCTGCTCCATCCGTGATCAAGAATGCCGTCTGTCCCTTGGCTGGTGATGAGGGTAATGCCGCATATGCCACTGGATTCAATTGCACCACATCCTCTACCACTACCACCCCAGTTGTTGGATCAATTGTTAGGTTTGTGGAACTGGAAGAGTTGATCTCATCCGGAAGTTGTGCTGAAGGTATCTTTGTGTTGGAATCCAGAGAAGCAACGCCGCTTGCCTGTGCTCTACCATTGATGATGTTTGTGATCTCATCCAATGCCGCCTTGAGGTCTGGTCTCGCTGATGCGGGATTGTCAGTGCCTGCGTCAAGGTTGGTTGTTGATATGTTGTTTGCGTTTGCTGGCCAAGCCATTGTGTTTCTCCTTTATGTTATTTAATTAGGCTGTCCTAATCAAGTTACCATTTGTGTCAATGGCCACAGGCGGTAGGCCTGAGACGTGTGCATTGATGCTACAATTGGTGTCCTCTGCCGTGTTGGGTTTGTATGCCTGCACGGTGAATGAATTTGTTGATGTTGATACCAATCTCAACAGTGGTGGTATCTGTATGTTTGATGTGGTCACACTGCCACCTCCTCCGAGGTCTCCCACAAAATATCCTGTCAATATGTATGTGAGTGCCACATACACCGTCACTGTGGATCCATCTGACCCAACTCCTGTGACCACTGTGTCTGTGATTTCATCCAATGGAGTAAGGCTCACATTGGATATGGAAGAATATGTTTTGTTTGTGGGCACCACACGAGTGTTGGTGCTACCATCATCCACAGTTGCTAGGCTGAAACTTTCTATTGTTTCTGTGACTGCGTCATCCAACAGTCTTATTTCAATACCCCTGAAGCCTTGTGGTGCTGTGTTGGTGCCTGAATTTATTGTGACTGTGACCCTGTAATATCTTTTGGCTCCAAGTCCTGTGTATGTGGGTGCAGAAGTCCTTGTGAGTGTTCTATTTGTGGCATCACTCAAATCGCTGGCATTGCCTGCCTCTATTTTTATTTTTGTAAAGTCAGTTGTGAATGTGGCCGCTGTGTCTGTGGCACCATCTCTCCTTGCTGTGACTATCACAACAGGATATACTTTTTTTGCAAAGCCAAAGTCAATGATGTCTGATGTGTATTCTAATTCAGTGGATGAAGTTAATTCTTTATACCAAGTGGTGTATGAATCCCAAGTTTGGTAAGGTGAACTTCCTAGGTCTGCCCAAGTCAGTGTGTCTTTGGGAAGATATAAATCTTGTGTGCTGTCGTAAAAACCTGTTCTTGCCATTATGGACTCCAACTCTGTGATATTGTTGTTATTGAACCACCTGATTGTGAACTGCTGGATCCACTGGCAGGTGTGTATGTGCTGACCACTTTGTGATTGTCAACTCTTATGTAAGCACTTCTTCTGTTGAGTTCATTTCTTGCCAAAACTCTCACATTGTATGATTCGCCCAATGCCACAGGCGAAATGTATGTGTAGGTCTCAGAAGTTTGTGTAAAAGTTATATAATCTGGATCAGAACTTTTTTTATACTGCACCACATAGTCATTCACAAAAGGATCTGTGGATGCTGTCCAATCACATCTTATTCTGTATGTGACATTGTTGTTGACGTCAGTCAAATTGTGCACCGTGCCTGATGCAAGTGTAAGTCCTGTTGGTGCTCCTACCTGCAATGGATCAGGCAAACTCAATGTGGGCCTAATGTAGTCTGTGCCACTTGCGCCAATGCCGTAGGTGGATGATTGGTGTTCCATTCCTGACAGTTCTATGTCGCCTTGTGCGTTGATCTTGATGTCCATTATTCTAAATATGCCGTCCAATCCTATGTTGGTGCTGATAACTCTAACCAAATCTCCCACTGTGGTGTTGGTGGTAGCCAGTGTGGTATTGAATGCTATAAATTTTTGTGTTCTTGATCTTTTTACAAATACCCTTGCATATTGTTCTGCTATTTTTCTGTCGGCAATGGTTGGCAGTGTGACTCTTTTTTCTAATCTAATGCTGTTGTCTGCGGCCAAGAAAGTGGTGTCATCAGTTGATCCTTCTTCTGGATATGTGACATCATTGGGTTGATAATCTGCTTCTGGATCCACATAGGTCACAACACATCTGTTGCATTTGTGCTGTTTGCTTTCTCCTTCCAAAGATAAGCCTCCAACTATGTCATCATTGGTCACAGTGAATACAGTTGTTGGCAATGTAGGTGTGGCAGTGATGTCTGATTCATCTCCACCGTGTTCAACCTTGATATGATATCTACCACCTTGATAGGGCATTATGCCTCTGAATCCTGCCAACAATATTTTACAGTTGACCATTAGTGAATTGGCAGTGTCAATTACAGCGTCGCAGGTGAATGCTTTGGATGTGGTGCTGTTGGCATAGGTGACTGTTTGGTCACACAATTTAGCCGCACTCCTTAGGCTGTCCCAATTGAAAGCATCGTTGCTTAGGCCTTTGCCAAATCTTGGATTTCTCATATAATCTACCAACACATTGACTGGATTTTTAGAAAAAGTTAATGTGTCTGATTCATATGCTGTGCTATGTGCCGCAACAGGTGATATACCCATCTGTCCAAAAATTTTAAATGTGCCTGTGGGTATGCCAACCTGTGGTCCATTTCCTGTCAATGCTACCTGTGTTTCTAATGTGTAGTTGGCAGTGGGACAGGCGTAATCTTGTGAAATAATTGCCGTCACTTGGCTGAGGTCCGAAGTGGACACTGGTCCATTTGTGATGTCACTGATCACCGCACTGGTATCAGTATTGGTTAAAATTTGTCTAACCTGCACTGCTTGAAATTCATTTGCCGCCGCATTGGATCTTGATGAAACTGTGGCTGTTGCTGTGGATTTAAACACTGCTCCAGATGATGTTGTTGCAAATGTAATGGTGCTGGAATAGTTTGCCGTGGGTGGATTAGTCACCCCTGTTATATTGGCTGTGGTTGTGGTGTTTGTTCTAGTGCCTGAACCACTTGTTGCTGAAATATTTCCTTGATATGCAGGAGTATAGCCACTTACTAGATCAAAAATTTTCTTGCCCTGTATCTGTGCCCTAATTGCTGGCACATTACCACCATATGGATTATTGTTGGGATCATCTGATGTATTGAAACCTTTCCATTCAAATCTCAATGCCAAATATGCCAATCCACTCAGTCTATGATCTGAAGTCCAACTTGGTGCTTCTTGCAATAGGCTGGATCCTGTTTGTGTGTCTCTGCCATCGAAAAATTGCACCACTAATTTACTTGCATAATCTCCACCTGTGGGTGTTGCCTGTGTGCCGTGGGCATAACTGTTCAATGTGACTTCATTGTCATCAATGAACAATTTTGTGAAAGCATTTATTTGTCCTTCTGACATCACAAACGCCACATACAAATATTTGTTATCTGTGCCATTTGTGGAAACAAAAACACGAGTGCCTCCAACCTGTCTTTCTCCATACACTATGGGTATGTGACTGATTGCAGAATCCTTGTTTAATAAAACACCCTGTATGGCTTGTGATTGATCTGTTCCAATGTCATAATCAGGAACATCAATATTCATACCAAATGGTGATGTCACTGCTGACACAACACCACTTATTACTTTGCTGAAAAGTTTTACGGCTTTTTTAAATGCTTTTTTAGCCGCTTTAAAAGGATTAAACCCACCCATTGGTGTTCCTCCAATTCTTTTTGGTTCTTATTTTCATTCGTTTTTTAATTTTTTCGTTATTGGATCTTATCCAATATATCCTTACATTTTCTCCTAATAAATTTACAGAATAATTTTTCATCCAACTCATCATTGTGTCCATTTTGCCTTCAGTCACAACCTCTACCCATAACATCTTAAAACCAGACTGCCAATCCAATGTGCCTAATTTTCCTGTTGTAAAAAACTTTTCCAATACCTTGTCATTTACAAATGCCCAATTGGCAAAACCAGTTATTTGTCCTTTGTTTTTAAAAATTTTATATTGTTCATTTCTCACACTTGGTGAGATGATTTGGTAAAGTTCTTCATATGCTAAATGGTCATAATGGTTAAACTTCCTAAAGAACGATATAACTTCTTCCGTGCGTGGTTTAATAGTGTTTGTTCGCACAGAGACGTCTGTATATTGGTGGTTTAGGTCTTTTATGTATGTAGGGCTAAACATCTTTTCTTGCCTCCCAAATACCGTCTATGTGTTGGTAATTGTGTTGTTGTAATAGATTTAATTTTTGTCCTTCATCCATCTGTATGGCTGTGTCTGTGGTTTGTATTCTTTCCACATTGTTGTATTGACAAAGTGCATCTGCATCTCTGAACATTGAATTGTATGTGACTGAATTTCTGTGTGCAGGTGTCAAATGCATCAATTGAAACAATGCCTGTGTTCTGTGATTCCAAGGCAAGTTGTGTAATTGTAAAATATAAAATCCTACTAATTCATTGCCATTAAAAAGTAATCTCACAATATTGCTGTTGACACTTACTAAATTTTTTAGATGTATGTTCCAATGTTGTTTGTCAAAGTCCACATCCACAAATCCTCTTTCAAACACTGCTCTGTAAGCCAATTGTTCAAATGCAGAAAAATGTCTTATATTGAAATCTTCAAGTCTTAGATTGTTCATTATGCTCTTCCCCATTTTAAATCCTTAACAATCTGTGCAGAAAAGTCCATTCCTTTGTCTGTGGAAAAATGTATCTGTTGTGATGCTGGATTTGTTTTTCTTCCGCTGGTTCTTTCAAAGTCTGCAAACTGTGATGCCACTGTTATTGTGACTGTGGCTGTGTCATTTGTTTCGTTGATACTATATCCCATAATGTTGCCATCAAAAACTGTGAACACATCATCTGATGTAAAATTGTATTCATTATCCAATACAGCACGATAGATAACCACCCTCTTATTCATATATGAATTATTAATCAGCAAAGCCAATGTGGTAGTATCCACTGCTGTAAAAGTCATATCAATCTGTCCAACCCTAAGGTCTGAACTTTCTGTTATGTTGCTGAAGAATAAAAATTGTCCCTGTGCAAGGTAAGTGTTTGCACCTGAATCAGGTGCTGTGTCTGAATCAAAATCAATGTCTATGTTTGTGGATGTAAAATATAAAGGTGTTGAAAGATGTAATTCAATCAAGTCAGCGGCAAAGACCGATCTTGCGGCTAGTTTAGTTTCTAATGAATTTTTTAACTCCCTGGCCATTAGATTTCCTCATTCATTACTATTTCATATTTGAAAGTGCCGTCTGCTTGGGTTATGTATTTTTGTTCATCCTTGTCAAAATAAACTTTTACAGGAACATTGTCATAGGTCACTGTGGTTGAATTTGTGACTGCTGTTGTAAGTGGTGGATATATGTTAAAAAAGTCTTCTGAAGAAGCATCCATATTGATATCTTCTGTGATCATATACACTTTGTCGTGATTTGAAAATTTTATTAGATCACCTTTTAACAGTGTGCCTGAACCACCGTTGCCTTTTACTAAACTTTGTCCAGCGGCATAGGTAGCATTGATTGTGATAGTTCCTGATGCTGTGCCTCTTGCTGATGAAATTGTGGGTGGCACTATGGTGAATGATTCAACCTGTCCATCCTGTGCAACTATGAAAGCAAAGTCTGCCATAACCTGTGCTCTGGTCATACCAGGGGACTTCAGTTTGAAACTCCAAAACTGTTGTCCTGTTTTTATTCTTTGTGTTTTGCCAGAGACGCTCACTGACACCCTGCTGTTGGTATTTGATTGCCAATCTAATGTTTCAAAACCTGCTGTTATTGGAAATACTCCACTCATTATGCTGTTAAACTCCTTTTACCTCGTTCTGCCAAACCTCTGTTGATTAGGCCTATTATTAAGTCTTGTCTTGTAGTTAATAGTTCGTTGAAGTCAGTGGCATCAATTGTGTTGATGTTGAATGTGACTTCTATGTTGTCACCACCGCCTCCCATTCCACCACTACCTGTGTTCATACCAATTTCATTGTTGGGTATCACAGTGCCAGATGAACCAGGCACAAATATCTCTGGACCTTTTTCACCAACTATAATTGGGGATCCTGCTCCAGTTCGTCCACCATTGGCAAATCCAGGTAGTAGACTGGTTCCACCTGTTAAGAACGCCAACACTGTTCTCAGTGCTATCTCTGTTTTCAATTGACTGTTTAATTTTTTTTGATTGGCAACTTGATTTCTTAAAAACTTTTCTAATGGTTCTAGTATGAATATGGTTATACCTAAATTTATAAATCCTTGTATCAATGCCTTCAATGTTGCGTTGGCTATCTCTCCAAGTGCGTCTCCCAAACTTTTTGTGCCCATAAAAACTTCTGTCAAGGCACTGGATGCTGTTTGTTGGAATGCACCCATACCTGCCGCCACTGCTTGTATTTTGCCTTCTAATGGTGTAAATCCTTCTCCAATGGTTCTGTTTAGTGCTTCTAGTATAACATCATTTTTGAATAATTCATTTAATTCTTCTGCTGATTTTGCCGCCGCATCATTGGATCTTTTTGTTCTTAAGATAGCGTCATCATAGTGTGTGAAAACTTTCTCTGCTTCTTCAACCTTGTGTGTGTTCCGCATAATGGCATCTGTATAATGTTGAACACTTGCACCTGTGTTCTCATATGCATCGTGCATAGCCCGTAATGATTTGACATTGTCATTCTGGACTGATTCTGCTTTTCCTAGGAACGGTATAAGGTCTTTTACTTTGCCAAGGAAGTTGCTTACTGCTGTTCCAGCCGTGATCAATGCATCTACCACAACCATTATTGCTTTGGCAATAGTTCCAAGTGCTGTGATGAATAATTTTAAGGCTCCACCAACTGCTATTCCCAATGACTTAACAAGGTCATCATTTTCTTCAATGAATGTTGTTAGGTCCAGTGTGACATCTTTCAATACTGGTGATAGTCCCTGTCCAAATGAGTTGGCTGTGTTTTTTAGTGCGATTGAAAAGTTAGAAAATTGTGTGGATAAGTTATCCGTGACCCTTGCTGTGGCACCACCAAAGTCTGCTCTAATACCTGTGGATAGTGCATTTAGAATCTTCTTGGCACCTTCTGCTGTTTTACCAACATTGGATATTTCTAATCTAGACAGTCCTAGTTGTTCTTCAAGTATTCTGAATACCGGAACCCCTCTGTCTGCTAGTCTGTTAAGTTCTTCAAGACCCAATCCACCTGAAGTGGTTCTTGAAAACAGATCCGTCATTGCCTGCAACGAACCAATTTGGTCTGTTGTTATCGCCGCCGTGTCTGTGAATAGTGTTAATAAGTCTTGTGTAGGTTCAATACCAGATGCTTTCAATTTAATGAAAGTGGTAGTAAGATCTTCTACACCAAATTGTGTTTGGGTTGCAAACTTGCTTACAAAGTCAAATGCCTCTGCACCAGCCTGGGCTGATCCAGTAACCGAAGCCAATGAGTCATTTAAATCTTCAAACCTTGCTGTGGTTGAAATTATGCTACCAATTATCTTGGTTGCTCCAACCGCCGCTAAGGCTACACCGGCACCTTTTAGTAGTGTGCCTAGTTTAAGACTGCTTCCTTGAAGAGCGGTAAGTTGGCTGTTTACCTTTCCAAGGGCCGCTTGGTTTTTAACTGCTATGTTTAAGAGTAAATTACCTTGGGCCATTATCGTCTACCTTTTGACTGTTGTTTTGTTTGTGTCATAGTCTTCTTGTTTTCCCTGTCTTCAAACAGCATATAACCCAACCACAATTCGTGTTCCAGCGTCGACATTTGTAAGATTTCTTCAACAGATTTTTTTAATCTGTCAGCCAACATCATTACAAACCTTAACTCGGCACTGGCCGCTATTCCTTTGCGGCTTCGTCCTGCGTCGCGGTTACTTTACTGTTGTTGATGGCAGTGGCAACTTTGACCACTACAAGTGGATCAGCCTCATTCATCAATTTTACTTTGTCAGCATCAGTAAAAAGTCTTTTTCCATCTTTGGATCTAGCCTTGGTCACTATGCTTTCAACAAGTGCTTCTACTGTCTTGCCTTGTGATTGCAATTCAAGTATTTTGCCCTCGTCTTTAAGCGGGTATGTTGTTCTAAAATACATATCAGTGCCCCACTCTTCACAATGATACATTTTCATTTCACCACCAATCGCTGATTGATAGTGTTTTGCGATTTTGTCTGTAATTGACATTATCCTACTCTCCTTCTGCTTGTTCTAAGCACTTCCCCCGCGGCAGGTCGTGTCATACCACGCGGTGCTTGTTTTGAATAACCCTCATCCAAACGCCCAATGTATGGGACTCTGTTGGAAACACGATAAGAAAACTTTTTTTGTTTTTTCATCTTCCAACCTCGTTTAGCACGACCAGATTTGACTGGTGTCTTGTCTTTGACCAGACCAAAGTAGTCTTGGGATATCAGGCGAACGGTTTGATCGATTTCCTTATTAAGATCAGCCGCTACCTTATTGCCGTTAAATTGGATCGTGACGTTTAACATTATAATTCTGTTTTCGTCAACGCTCCATCACCTTGAAAAGTTATACTTGCTTCTGTCATTCCATCAAAGTTTGTTGAAATAGAATGTCCAGTTATGATAACATTTCCTGATAGTTTTATACCAGTTACCAGCCCTGATGGGTATAGTTCAATTGCTGTTGAACCAAATGATCCTCCGATAGCATCAAAAAGGCTTTTTTGCCCTTCATCTGATTCTCTGAAGAATACATCCATAGTGCCAGAGAACTGTTTTAGTCCTGGTAGATAAGTTCTGCTTCCCGATCCCATAACAGTAGATTCGATAGTTTGTGTTTCTTGATCAATACTAAATGATCTCACATTTCCTACCGCAACTACTGCCGATCCATCTTCAGAAAACTTAATAACACCAGATTCACCTGTATATGTCGCTGTATTAGTCGCCATTGTTTGTCTCCTCTAAATTTAGATCATCCGGACCAGGGAGATCTTCAACCTCTCGAATCAGTTTGGGACTTTTGGTCCTTCTGGGTCTTAAGGTTGTTTTGGTTGTTGTTGTTGTAGAAGGTTCTGTGGTCCAACCTTCATCCAATCGTGCTTGAACATCCATTCCTCGCACCATTATTGAATTTTTTCCTTTGTATAACTTGATAGCCATTATAATACTCCTTTTTTGTATCTGTATATCACATCACAAAAAACAATTACTTCGCCCAATGGTAGTTCTCTTTCTACTACCTCAACATTTACTACTCTTGTTGTGACGTTGTGTATGTTTGTTTCTGCCAATGCAATATCTCTGTCTCTGGAAAGTTCCAGTGTTTCTTCAATTCTTTCTACTATTTCATTTCTCAGTGTGTCAATCTGTGTGCCTCTAACATAGCATCTTAATTCATATGATATCTTGCCTTCACGCAGGTCTACAGCAACATCTTCTCTGGTTTCATTTGATGTCACAACCAATACAGCAGGAAATTGTGTGATGGCTAATTTTTGCACATCAAAGAATACCCTTGAAACCAAACCTGGAGCAGGATTAGTCATATTCTCCAATTGTTCTGTTATGTTTTTTGCTATGTTTTCTCTTGCTGACATTATCTAATCAACCTACCCTTGTAAAATGATTGTTTCTCATTGTCTGTAAATGTGCCTGAACTATCCAAATCATAATGCACACCGTCTTTCAATATAAGGTCAAATTCTTCTTCAAATTTGCTCTTGTAGAATTTCATTTGTTCCTGGAAAGCGTCTCCATCCGGATCAAATGTGCTTAATTTAGGATATATGTAGTAGGCTAAGACGTGATACACTGCGGCTCTAGTAAATTGATCTGAGTTCAATCTACTTGGTGATAGTTTGTCACTACCACCCAACACGGATATATCATATCTTGAAAATCCAGTTGTGGGCCACCATTTTACATTCAGTAGTCTGATGATGTCGTCGTAAGTTTTTTCGTGTTCTGTTAGGAATTCCTGGATACCGTATTTTTTTACGTCAGGAACATAACTTATTAGGTCTGTGTCTGTTGCGAATTGCGCCATTGTTAAAAGTCCTTCTTTTAATTCTACAAGGTCCTCCCTTGTGATACAGTTATTTATTGGATAAGTTGTAAGAATCTATCTTTCTTCATCACAGGCAATGACACATCTGGATTGCCATCGTGCACCACATATACTTCCCAATTTTTAAACAGGTTTTCTATTTTCTTTTTGCTGTGTGTGGTATATTTCCTTCTGGGACCTGTTTGATAGATATGATCAAAACTGCTGTCATCATTTATGCCCCAATCACAGCCTAGTATATACACTGGTTGTTGAGGATATTTTTCAACTGCTACCCAACAAGCCAATACACCTGAATTGCCTCCACTTACCATTTGATTGATTATAATATTCCAATTGGGCATCTGTGCATCTGACCTTGTGTAGTATTCAACATCCTGTTGCATTTTGATTTGACTCACAACACCAATATCAAATGCCGCCACAGCATCCACTGGTCTAAGTTTCTCAATGTAGTTGCAACCTATTTCAATTGGTTGTCGTGGTAATGTTTGAACAAGATCTTTTTGTGAAGGACCATTAAACCAAATTACAATTGACATATCAATATTTAACAGCCACAAAAAAAGGGCGACATAAAGCCGCCCTTTAATTTTATAAGCGTGGTTAAAACAATTAGATTGTGTTGTCCACTGCTATTTTAACACCATAAGAGTTGTGTAGAATATTGCAACCATATCTTGTAGATGCAACAACTTCTTCTGCTCTTAATGAAGCGTCTCTTTGAGTTTCAATTGAGATATTCTGTGCAACTGCTAACCCTAGGGCGTCTCTTGCGAAAACACCACAAACGGCGCTAGTTGCTGAATCTTCAACAACATTTGAACTTTCGAAAACGTCAATGCCAGCAATTCTACCAACATAACCTTCAGACATTGCCTGACTAGTCATAGGAAGTGA